TGCTGCCATTGTCAATCGACACGTACAGGCGGCATTTGCGCATGTAGCTTCCACCGTTGGCGATGTCGGCGTAAATTGCGCTTGACGAGTTGAGCGGCGAATACCTGCCATCATGGTTGGCAAGCGTTACCGTCATCTGTCCGGTGATGCCTGCACCGCCAACCAACGATGAAAACGGTGCAGCATAGCGCACGTCACCCTGCGCACTGATGAACCGTGACGATTCGTCGGTGTATGCGCCGTTGCCGTCCCAATCGACCTCGAAAGTCGTTACGATGTTGCGTGCCATTGCCTACACTTCTTCCAAGTACAACGTGACTCTCCACATCATCGCCCCGCCGCCACGCATGTAGCTGTCCATTGTCATGCCCGGCGAGTCAGGGTCACGATTGACGTTGTATGTCGTATTCGTCGTTGACAGAAATTGTGCGTAGCCATCATCCAACCAGGCATAGGCTGTGACTAGCGTATTCTTGTCCGAGTCAGTCAATCCAGGCCATGACAAGCGAAACTTGCGTTTGGCGTTGGCTGACACCAAGTCAATCGTCACCGTGCCATCTGCCATGCGCCGCATCCCGCCACGATATGCGATTGTTTCGCTGTAGCCATCTGCCGCTGCAACGTGCGGGAGCAGCGTGTAATGCGTGTTGATTGTGCCTGCGACGTTACTGCCGATGCGTGGTTGTGTTGCCATTACACAGCCCCCCCTGTTGCGCCTGTCCTGCCGCCTTGCATGGCGATTGCCGCCTGCACGCCTGGCGTCACCGCTGCAATCAGCACGGCAATCAGCCCGCCCGGTACGTTGCCGGAGACAGCAGCAAGGAATCCGCTGCCCCATTGCGCACCGTAACTCTGGCCCGCCACGTAGATGGCTTGCAGATTGTCCTCAGCGCCCAACTGCGTGGCTAGTGCCGCAACCATGCGCGCGCCAACGTCGCCACCTGTCACCGCAGACACAGCACCATCGCCAAACACAGCACCGATGCCTTCCGTGCTACTGCCACCGCCGAGTACTGACGACGCTGCACTTTGCGCTTGCTCCAAGCTAATGCCAAGTTCGCCCGCCAACTCTGTAGCGATCTCTGTCGCCAGTGATGCCATGTTGGACTCACCAAGCAACGCCCGCTTGACGAGTTCTTTGGCCCGTGACTTGTCCAACAGTTCTGGCCGCAAGCCCGCCTCGAAGTCCTTGAGGATTTGCGCAGCCGCCTGCTTTGGGTCGCCTGCCGTGCTGATTTGCTCCCAAATCTCTGGGAACGTATCACGGATGTACGATGTCCAGGGCGATTCAAACCCACGCACGGCAATGTCAGCTAAACGCCGTGCCGGTTCCTCTACAGCATCTTCACGTGGCAGGAGTGCGCCAACGTCAATCCCAGACTTCAACGCACCCGACAACACCGACTTGATGCGCCCGGTCAAGCTATTTAGCTCACTGTCGATACTGGAACCACCACCACCACCCGCACCGCCGATCTTGGGAATCGGTATCAATTCCGTAGCGATGCCGCGCCCACCGATGCCAGCGTTGCGCCGTTGCCACTTCTGCCAAAGCGTGTCACCGATGCCGCCCGTAGAGTCACTAAGCCCTGGCGCTTTTGCACTGCGTCCCATCTGTGGCGTAGGATTCGCCCATGCGCCGCCGATACCCTGACGCCCTGTACTTGGCGCAAGTCTTGCTAGGCTGTTACCCGCCAACCCTGCCGCCGCCGTGAGTTGGTTCACGACTCCGATCACAAGCTGGATTGCGGGAATGCTGCTCAGGAATCCGCTACCGATTTCGTCGCCAGCAGTGATACCAGCCGCCCCCGCCTCTACCTGTTTGCCGATCAGGTTGTCGAGTTCTCCGATCAACTTTGGTAGCAGGTCGTTCTCGATTGTCTCAATCGGGATGCCCTGGCGCACCCATTCGGCGGTGATCTCCTGAATGATGCCCTGAATCTGTGCGTATGCCTTGCCAGCACCTTCAATGTCGCCAGTATCGAGCAACGTGTCAAAGATACCACGCAGCTTTGACTCATTCTCTCCGATTGCCTTTGCCGCCGCCTCAAAGCTGGCGGTAAAATCGTCAACCGGTTTTGATGTCCCTGCAATCGCAGCATTCGTCGCTGCGATTGCTTCAGCGGTGGGGCGTGTGGCGTCTGACAATGCACCCATCGCATCCGCAGTGCGTTGTAGTTTTTCCTCTGCGGTTGTGGTGGCAATGTTTCCAAGCAACAGAGCGACGGTGCGCAGGGTCGAATCGCTTACCGTGCCAAACTGCACGACACGCTGCGCCAAAGTTGTAATTTGCTTTTCCCACTGTTGCGCACCGGAAATGTTATCTTGCTGCGCTTTTTCTACTTGCTCGATTGCAAATAGTATCAATTGCAATCTTTGCGCATCCTGAGACAATGCGCCGCCCTGCAAGTCATCAGGGAATGCAGGCGCACCAGGGGCAACGGAAACAACTACCTCATCTTGCGCCAGTTTCAGGAGTTCTTGCACCCGTTGCGCAATGGTAGCCTTAGCTTGGCCAAGCGGAGCATTAGCGATTGCATCAGCGATTGCACTAACACCAGCCGCCGCCTCTCTTGCACGATCATCGAAATACGGTGCGAGCGATTCACCAATAGCAGTCTTGAAATTGCCCCAAGCCGTATTGAGTTGCGCAAAACCGCTACCCGCTAGATTCTGCGCCGAAGCGTTCGCACCCTCCATCAAACTAGCGGAGGATTCCATCACGGCGTTGACAAGTGCCTGCTTGCGTTCAGCGTCGGTCAGTGCGGCCGCTGACTTGCCAAGCGTGGCGGCGTACTTTGCCGTTGTCGCTTCAAGGTCAACCGTGATACCGAGGTTGTCCAGAATAAGCGGCGACATGCGACCCAAGCCGGTCACAATGTCATTGAATGCCTGCGTGCTGGAAATGCCCATTGCCCGCCCGCGCGTGGCGGCAATCTGCAACAGGCCGGACATTTCCTCTGCCGTATCAGCCACGCCAAGCAGCGCCGCTTTGTTGGCAGAGAGCATCAGGTCATAGTCGGAGATCATCCCACGTGATGCGCTGCGCAGAGATTCCAGGATGGCGGTAGCATTAGCAGCGCCGCCTTGCACCTGGTCAAAGCTAGACTTCAGCGCAAGCGATTGAGCGCCAAGTTGCGCAATCTCGCTTGTAACCTGTGCGATTTTTGCACCAAAAGCGACAATGCCTGCAACACCAAGCGCCTTACCCATTGCGCCCAAGCCGCCGGATGCTTTACCGGCAGCGTCGTCTAGCCCGGATATGTCCTTCTTAACTTTTGCGAGTACATCCGACGCTTTGTTTTGCGCCGTGACGGCCATTTTGATGTCTTGACTAGGCATTGTCTATCCCCATCAGCTTGTCATGATGGCGAATCATGCGCCATTCGTCGGCGCTCAGTGCATCCGGCTTTAGCTTGTCATCCGCTACCAGTTGCCGCCGTGCCTCTACCTCACGAATGCGGCGCACCTGTAGCGCACGTGCCAGCCTATGCACATCCATGCTGTCAATCTGTGCAAGCGTCAGCCCTGGCAATGCTTCAAGCAGGTAGTTGTCTACGAGCGCTTGCGGCGCAAGGCGAATTAGGTCGTTGACTTGCCCTGGTCTGCGTTCGTCGTCCCCACCGCTTGCGCTTCGACGTAGGACTTCAAGGACGCCCGCAGTATCGTTTCCCCCAGGCTGCCAACCCTTGCCCGTTCCTGCACGCTCACAGCAAGAATCCAGTTGAATGTGCGCACGTCTAGCTCTTGCCAGCGTTGCGTGAAATCGTCTGGCGTAGATATGGAATCGCCGTCAACCGTGCGAAGGTCAACGGCGATCATCTTACGCCCGACGAATGCCATCAGGTCAGCATCGCCCAAGCTATCCACCTGGCGCAATTCGGCATAACTCCACACGTCGCCAAGCTCGACATAGCCGGATAGACCGTCAATGGTGCAATCGTAGCGTTGTGGCATTACCCCTCCAGTTCGGTAGAGGTTGATTCCATGTTGGTCAGCTCGAAGATGGGGCGACTCCAGTTGAAGTTTAGAATCAATTGCTCATCATCCTTCAGCTTGCTAATCGCCTCATACCATCCTGCGCTCAGCTTCTTGGGTACAAAAGTTACGTCAACAGTCAATGCGTCACGTGCATCTATGTTGATACGCATCGATTGCACCAAATTAGCCGGAATGCCAAGCAACTCACAGATTGCTTTGCCGTATGCGTTGCTGCGTTCCGCCATGTTGCCTCCTTACGCCGTCGTGCGAGTCGGTGCGCCGCTGCAAGAGAACGTCACCTGTCCCACGTGCGCAGCGCCTACTGCATGGGTGCGAGTGTACGCCGTGATTTCAGCGTTGCTAGTCCAAGTGTTTGTGACAGTCGTCGTGCCATCCGTGAACGTGTGCACCAGCGTGCGCTTTGTGCCATCTCCCACGTAGGGCGCAATGTAGCCGTCAAGCGTTGGCGTGATGACAAGATCGCCCGTGATCTGATACTCGATACTGTCAGATATTGACACCTTGCCCGTATCGCCTAGCGTAGTCACGTCGATACTTTGCCCGTTCATGCTGTACTGGATATTAGAGAGGAATCCAGTCAGCGCATTGCTGTTCCACGTCAGGGTTGTATTCCCCTGTGTTCTAGTACCTGCCATTGTCGATCCTCCTAGTTGTAGTAAGTTACGCCATCAACACAGACAATGGCGTGAACCGTCCAAGATGTAGCGCTGCCCAAGTCGGTGACATTCAGGCGCACGTACTGATTGACTGTACCCGACAACGTAAGCGAATAGTCACCGATGCCGGAGAAGGTGAAAGTACCTTCACTGGCATACGTGCCGCCGCTTGTCGTTGCGCTCTCAATGTCAATGTCGGCATTCGTACCCGTTCCACCTTCAGCCGTGACGTGCAGATACGCATACCCGCCAGCACTGCCCGCCGCACCGAGGTCTATCGGTGTCGTTGTGCCTGTCGCTGACACCGTGCCAGAGTAGATACAGATTCCGTGCCTGAGTCCTACTGTGCTGCTGAATTGAGCGTTGACAGTCATCACGCCATCAACCGGGAAATCTAGCGCCAGCGTAGACGCCATTGCAGATGGCAACACGTCAGCAGGTTGTCCCGTGTAGGTCGATGACTCAGAGAAAATCCGGCTTACCGTGTCGGCTGTCGTGAAGGTGTCCCGTGCTACCTTCTCCCATGTGCCGGTGTCCGTTGCGCTTACTGTCGTATAGCCGTTGATCGCAATCGTTGAGGATGGCGGCATGACGACATACTCTTTGCCCGTTGCCTCAAGTGGCGTCGTGTCTTGCCGTTCCGCTTCAGTCGTCACGGTGACGCTGCTCGTTTGACTAGACATCACGAAGCCGCCCACAAGCACACGTGTAAATCTCGCATTACCTGCCATGTGCTAATCTCCTATCGTCACCGTTTCGATCACGGTAACGGTCATGTTTGCCACCAACCACGATACGGAGTTGATGGTTGTCAGCCCTGGATCAACGGTGAACGTAGCCGCTTCACTGTAGTTGAGCGTGTAGCCCGTGCCATCCGCCGCAACCAACGCCAGCAGCGCAGCAGCGCCGACATCTCTAGCTCGCTGCATGGTCGTTGCCGGTTTGCCGTCGTGCTTTACCCAGAACTCGACCGGGATGCGATGTGTGGCCACAATCTCATTGATGCCCAACGTATCCCACTCGAACGATGACGCAAGCTCGAATGCTGGCGACAACGCCGCTACGCTTTTCGTAGTGATTGCTGGCGTGAAGTCGGTTGAAGATGTTGTGTCCACATCCGCCACGCCAGCATCGATTGCACTCAGGATGGCGTTGACAATCGTTGTTGGCGATGTCATTCGAACACATCCTCATCCGTGTCCAGGTCTGCGTAACCGTCAATCCGTCGCAGTTGCAGTGTGCGGATGCGTCGCCGGCCAGCGTTGACGCCTGTCGTTGTCGCCGCCGATACACCTAATGCCGACAGGTCAGAGGATGCAAGCGCAGACAGTTCGCTAGTGAAACGCTCGATATACGCATCGCTGCGATTCTCCGCTTCGCCGTTAGCGCTGTCGAGTCCCCTGGCAATTAGCACATGTGCAGCAGCGTACAGATTCGCCAGTGCTGTCAGTTCGGCGTGCACTGTTGCAGTACTGGCAACAGGAATGGAGTAGCCAGCAGAGGACAACGCACGATCAATCCGTGCGCTGCCCTGTACCAGCCACTCCGTAACCTGTGCGCTTGTTGGCGTGCTTGTTGCGCTAAGCGGAGCCGCTACCGGAACCAGGGCAGACACGCCTGCAACGCTACCGTAGGCCATGTTAGTTGTTGCTCTCGCCGGTCTGAATCCACGACGCACCGTAGAACACGAATGAGGCAGTATCCCATTGCGCTAGACTCACGTCACCGCTGAAAATCTGCCCGGTCGTGTCCTGAATCAGAATCGTCGTATTCGCCGTGTTGATCAGCGTCAAGTGCTGGCCGGATGTGCCGCTAGCAATTGTCGCCGTGACATTGCCGCCGGACTCCAACATCTGCAATGTTCCGGTTGGCGTGATGATGCCGCCATCCGTAACGCTGATTGCCGTGCGGGGCGCGATGGCAATGTCAGCGCCAAATGACGCATCGCTGGACACGCTGAGCGTAGTGGATGATGTGCCGCCCGCCACGTTGACGCCGCTCGTGAACGTCGCCGTATCCGTCACGGTCAGCAGTTTGGTGACAACCCACGTGAAGTTGGTTGCCACCGCCTGAGCATTCACGCCGACAACCAGAGCCAGAATCAGCACGGTTGCGACGATGACCGAAGTCATTAGGTTACGCATCATGCCTCCTAGCTGGCAGTGCCATCAGCCCAGACTGCGTTGTTGACGTAGCGGGTCGTGCCATTCGTGCGGTCAGCAACACCCACACCGAACTCAGTGAAGAACATCATATACTGCAACGGATACACCGCACCCGCACCAGAGCGGGGGTCAGGGAATGCCTGAATCGTCGGGCGTGGCGGCGCACCCTTCTGCACACGGATACGCAGGGGATTCCGCTGCGAGTTCGGCCCGTAGGCTTTCCAGGCGAAACCGTAGTATTGCGGCATACCAGGAACGACCCAGATGCGATGATCGTGAATCGTTCCGATGCTGTATGCACCGTTGTTCAGGTAGGTCGGCCCGAAGCTCGCCAAGTCCTGTGTGCTGCCGTAGGTGACGAGGGTGCGTGGCGTCGGCACGAACCCGGTCAGCCCTTCGATTGTCGTCTGGTCGCTGATGCTGACGCTGAACTCATACGGTGGATTGTGCCCATGCTCAAGCAGTTCTGCCTTCGCATCCTGGAACACAGCCGCCGTGAACGCACCGCCAGCAATCGGCACATAGTGTTCGTGCGTGCTAGTGAACGTGGTTCCACCGTAGGCAGGCGGGGTGAAATCAACCTCCGTGCTGGTCGCCGTGGTTGCGAAACCAGGCGAGTAGCCAGACGAGCCAAGCCCGTTGGCCGCGCCGGAATCGTCACCACGCTTGAGCAAGCGAGTGAGAATCTCGACACGGTATTTGTCCCGCACGTCCTTCACAGCGTCGGCAATGTCTGCCTGAATCTGCGGAGCGCGCGCCTTGCGCAGATAGTCCCAAGTCCACCCCAGCGCACGGTCAAACGCCTTGATGGGGAGCATGTGCCCCTGCGTCTCAGACCGCTTGGCATCTGGCCGCCCGTACTCGGTGAACAACTCCATGCCGTTGGAGGTGCCAACCCGGTATTCCAAGTCGGGCATGTCGGTGTAGCTGACAAGACTCGACCAGATGGGGTCGTTGTACAGTTCGCCGCTGACAGCAGTCAGTGCGCCGTTCAACTGTGCGACGATGGCGGCAAATGTCGTGCCATCCTGCAATTCGTACTTCCGCAGTTCGGTTGCGTCCCAACCGGAAAGCATCACAAGTGACGTAGTGTCACGAGGCCCAAGTGCCATGATTTATCCTCCTATTAGCTGCGGTCAATGAACTCAGGCCGCACAAACAGCACGGTTGCCGACTCAGTGATACCGACGAGTACGTCTTTGGTGCCGACAGACTCAGCAGGTTCGCCCGCCGTGTCACTGGCGTAAACCAGATTGCCCGGCGTGCCTTCCGTGAGACACACGACTGGCCCATAGACGACCACATCGACACGCTGACCCGCTGTCGCAGCCTTAAGCGCAATGCCAAGCACCGCAGCGGCAGTAAAGTTCGTCGTGTCGGCGGGGTCAACGTACCCATCAGCCATCATTGAAACAATCTCGCCGGCTGCGATGGTTGCGCCAGCGGTGTAGCGCCGAATGATTGCACCCTCCAGGGGCTTAATCAGTTCAGCAGTGGTGTTGCGTCCGAATGCCATGTTTGCCTCCTATGGCAGATAGCGATAATCTACGCCCAGTACCGCCGCCAACTCCCGTTTCTCCGCTTCACTCATGCCGCCGTTGGTTGGCGCTGCCCCGATGCCCGTGCCGCTGTTGATGTTTGGCGCTGCCGGTTTGGGCAATGCCGCCATCAGTTCTTTGGCGTCGGCTTCGATGTCCTCAGCAGTTTCGCCCTGTAAGCGGTTGGCGAGTGCCTGAGGCATGTTCAACCGTGCGGCCACTTCCCGCTTGATGCTGGCAATCTCAGCGGCTTTCAGGCGTGCTTCCGTGTCTGCGATGCGCTTCTGTGCCGCCTCGTAGAGTTCACGGAATTTGCCCTGTTCCTCTGCCGCCTTGCGCTCCGCATCTTCACGTGCTTTGGCTGCCATTGATTCGGCTTTCGCCTTCTCTTTGTTCAGCCGCTCCGTAATGATGCGGTCAACGTCCGCTTGTGTGAATGTGCGTTCTGCTTGCGCCGCTACCGGCTGAGTGTCGCCCGCCGTAGGCTGGTCTGGCGCTGCCTGTGTTTCGTTGGCGTTGGTTTCGTCTGTCATTTGCTCCCCGCTTTTGCCGTCCGGTTGACGTGTGGAAATAAAAAAGGCGCACCCCGGATTACTCCGAGATGCGCCGTGTGTCACTGTTTCACGCCGCCATAGCAGGTATGATGTCCTGCCGTGCGTTATGTGGTTGCGCTATGAATTATGTAGCTGTCTCAGTTTAGCACATTATGCTTACAGTTTCAATAGTCTAATCAATCTGACTATCGCCGCCTGTCACCTGTTGCTCCAACTGCACGTCACTGCGTTTCCACCGTCCAACTGAGCCAGCACTTTAGCCGAGCGGTCGTAGATGCGACACCGTGCGCCGCCGTCGATTGCCGCCACGCTGACGACGAACAATTCCCCACTCGGTACAGTCGTCACTCCATGCCGCACGCCGTAGGACATTTCCGTTTTGGTCTGCCCTACCAGACTCAGCGTCACCACGTAATCGCCATTGCCGTACACTTCCACGACCACGGCGTCAGGCCCACGCAGGGCGGCATCCACGATGTAGCGTTGACGTTCGCTGCGTGCGGTAGAATCTGGCGACGCTACCGCACTTTCAGCAGGTAAGAGGGTGAGGAATGAAAGGATGATAATGAGGCTGTATAGTTTGCGCATGTGTTTATCCTAGCATGATGTAGCTTACAGTTCAACCGCTATTTGTAGTTGCTTCCTGCGATCACAATCGGCGCTCCTGCATCGCTAATTCTTGGCCCTGATGATCTCTTGTCCATTAGAAAGTCTGAGCCTTCAATCCAACGGTTGAAGCAGGATGCAACGTACCGTGATTGATAAGCAGCAGAAACAGTGTCAGACTTCTCTCTGGACGGTCTGCCTGTTGGCATTGTCGTATTTGCGATATGCTCAAGCATAACCTTTCTCGGATCACCACGGCGCAAGCCATCATCAGCAGCAGCCCCACTCCAAAACTCGTCAATTTTGGCAAATCCAAATTGCTTTGCCGATTCCATGTATGTAACAAGCGCAACAGATAGCACGCTTGACCGTTGGAGCTTGCGCTTCATCCTGATATTGCGGCGCTCACTTGCGCCAGAAATGGATTCGAGAAATTGTGAATATGGTTCATGATACACGTTCTCAATCTGCGAGACAATCTCCCATGAATCCATGCGAACCGTTCTGTCAACGCCAAACCTACCGTTTATGTAGATTATTGCCGCCTTGAGTTTGATCAGGTCGGATTGACTAATTCCGGTTGTGTTGGGGAGCAATGTAGTACGAACAACGTCATCGAAAGTGCGCCCGATGTTGTTATCCTCTGTATTGTAAATTGCGGCAAGTTGCTCCTCTGTATACACCTTAACAGTAGCAACATTGAACATTTGCGGCAATCCACAATCCATAATCGCCATGAGCCGATGCTGCCCATTGACAAGATACGTCTTGCCGTTCAGTTGAACAAGTTTTATTTCCTTGTCCTGAGCCCAATCGCCACGGCGCATGATTGCCGCATACATGGAGATTTTGTCTTTGCGAGGTCGGCGCTGCAATGGATAGCGATAATCGCTTAACCATTGCTTGGCCATGTCTGGAGTTACGACGAGATACTGATTGCTTACGTGGTACATTGCACACTCCTGTTATACGTATTAGGTACACAAAAAAACACGCATGTGACAGGGTGTATAATGGAGTTGCCACACAACGTTATACACCCCAAAGATAAGCCAAGAGATTGCAGTCTCTTGGTTTATTATTTTAGCAGATCGTCACACCGTTTTCAATAGGCAGAACAATTGAATGTTATCCTTCCAGCTTGCCCACGGGTTGCACGCTCCATTTTACGCCCGACTCGTCAATGACGAGTACCAGGTTGTACACGCCTGGCGCAAGCGACAACAGGCGTAGTATCAGCTTGTGAAAAATGTTTACCCGTTCCTGCATGGTACACACTGCCCGGTGTTAGCGCCCAAACTCCTCACGTAGTCGCCTGTCAAAGTAGCGCTGAATCGTCGGCGTCGTGCGCCGTTGCACCTCTTGCGCCGTGTTAGTCCAGCGTCCCCGATGCACTGCCGCTTGACGATCGGCGTCTTGCACCAGTCGATTGTATGGCGCTGTGTTGCCACTGCTGACAACCTCGCCAGTAATCTCATTGCCCTGTCCGCTGATACGCCGAAACCATGACGCCCGTAGCGTGTTGGTGCGCTTGTACGTGCTGCCGGGGCGTTGCGGCGGGTACGTCTGCATCTGGCGGTGAATGAGCACCGTTGCATCTTCCATCGCCGCCCGCATTGCCCGATTGATGCGCACCGGCGCTTGCTGCAAGTAGCCGATAACCTGGCGTGACTCAA